AGAAGCTTCCGCAATTGCTCTTCGGACCATATGATGTCGCGACGAGTGCCAGAATGAAGACGTTCGACCCGTTCCAAGGGGTTGCGGATAATGGTCTCATTATCTTTCGCCCAAGCGAACAGCCGCGACAGAAGCGCAATATGCATGTCGGCAGATCTTGGGGAATCCTTCATGGTATCCCGCCATTTAAGGAAGAGTTTGCGGCTGCCGCGTTCCTCGATCAGCTTGACCGGGAAATCTCCATATTCGAGACGGATCGCCCCAAATTGACGCTCATAGTCACGTCGAGTGGATGCAGATAGCTTCAGGTAACCGGCTGTCTTGCGGTATTCGTCGATAAGCGAACCGATCGTATTCTCTAATGCTGGCTGGGGACGATCACGCATTAGCCTGACATACTCGTGCGTGAAGGCTTTCGTTCCCGGTTTGGATAGGATGCGCGGCGCGCCCTTCCCACGCCACGCGTAATAGTAGGTGGTGACGGTGCCGTCCGCTAACTTGACGTTGACCTTATGCACGCCGACGAGCTTCCCTTGCATCGACCCACCTTTGAAGCGCCGCAGCGCCGCTATCCTCATCTTCCTTCTTTGCGGCGGCGTGGCTGGGGGAGAATTCGATCTCGCCAGATGGGTGCATGATGACACGAACGCCATGCGCGGCCGCAGCGGCTGCAGCATCGGCTATTTCCGTTTTTGTGTAAGTGCGGGCTCTGCTCATGGGCTTTCATCCACATTGTTTCCACAGGCAAACGAAGCAGTCTCCTCCTTTCCGGAGTTGGCATTTTGTTCCTGCAATGGAGTTGGGGTGGAGTCGGAGAGGGCGCGGATGGCGGGTTCGAAGACGCTGACGTTCGTTGTCATCTGGAAACTACCTCTCCTGTGCGCGTGTCGATGACATCGCCATTCAATTTGCGCCTGAAGCGTTTGGAGAACCCGCCGGCTTTCTCCGGCTTGATGCCGAGATGCTTTTTCCGGGTGCGGGCGATTTTCGATTTGACGGCAACCTCCGCCGCCGTCTTCTTGCGGTGCGGCTCCTTGAGGGCAGGGAAGAGATTGCTCTCCCGGTGCTCGCCGCCCAGGATGAGCGATACCCTGTGATCAAGGTCCCATGCATCGCGGACTGGATCGATCTTCTTGCCGGTGAGGTGGCAAATGCCGTTCTCCCGGTCGACGATGCGAAGGCGGACGCGGTCAGGCACCTTCTGGTCGTCATGCTTGCCGATCCATTCGGGAACAGAGCGTGTCATGCCGCCCTCCAGATCTGGTCAATGTTGCCGTGTTGTACTGAGAAGGTGCAGGCGACGATCCACGGGTTCGCTTCCCATGATCCTGGCCCGTTGATGTCGTTCCACAGCCGATGATACCAAGCGATCGGCGACATGTAGGTGCCCGGCCCGACTTTAACCATTGGCCCGTCAGTGATCTGCGAACGATGACCAGCTGAAATATCCGCGCCCTCAGCGACTGCGTCGTCTTCGCTGATATCCTGCACGCGCTCCACCCGAACGTCGGTCACCATGAGCGTGATGCGCGATGCCCACCGTGTCATATGGATGGATACGCGAGACTTGCCGACGGACCTATTCAACTTCCAATCAGCATCAGCGTCATAGAGGATCGTTTCCTCTCCTCCCATTTCGGACGGCGCGAGGTCGTCGTAGGCGCGGCTTTCGGTTCGCCAGGTTTCTTTGACCCAAAGGCGATCACCAACGCCATATGGCGTGACATAGTGATAGTCGAGGAGGTGCTTGCCGGCCGGCCGCGTGAGAAACTGTCCCTGTGCATTCTTCATTTCATAGACTGGGCGGCCTTCCTTGTTGGTGGCGACCTTCACGAAATCCATGACGTTCTCAATGCCGGCGAACTTGATCAGCCGGCGCGTCTGCGTCTTTCGGCCCGCGAGGAGGGCGCGAACCATCGGCGCGCTGAAAGGGATCGGGCGATCAACCATTGAAGCCTCCGATTTCCTTGAGTGCCGCCGCGCGCGCTGCGTTCAGCTCGGCCATGAGTTCGTTGCTGCCGCCGGCGTCCGGGTGACATTTCTTAGCCAGCCGGCGAAACTGGTCTTCAATGATTGATGCCGTGACCGGCGCAACGCCGGGACCGATGCCGAGAACGTCGCGCCAGGTGCGCTTGGCCGGCGCCGAGAGCGCGGCAAAGCCGGTGAACATTTCAGCCAGCGATGCCACTCCGTAGCGCTCGATCGCACGCGTTGCCTCGATATGCTTCGCAATGGCCGCAATATTGTCGGCAACACGGTCGTATCGGTCACACGGAAGGCAATGAGGCTTGCCCGAGAGTGTGAAGTATAGCGCGACGCCTCGGTCGGCCGGCTCGGCTTGTCCCGATCTCGGAAGGCCATCAAGCCTGACCTGCAGATTGGAGGATAGGATATAGTCTCGGGCACCGAGCAAATCGATTTCACGCTGCAGGCGGCGGAGGGCTTCAGCAACCGTGAGCGATTCCATCTGCGACCAGCTTTGGCCGGAACGCTGAACCTTCTTGCCGAAAGTTGCGCGGGTAGGCGATTTCGTGCGTGGGCGCGAGATCGGCCATTGAAGCGGAAAGGCTTGCGTCACGCGCGCCTCCATATCCAAGACAGCCAGGAGAGACGCTTCCGACGACGAGCTTCGACTTCAGCCTTGAGGCGTGCAGTGGTCTCATCTCGTTTTTCCAGGTAGGCAATTGTGCTCGGGCGAGCGCTCGGGAATTTCTGGCGGTGAAGCTGGGCGGAGTTCATGCGGCGCTCCTATCGTTCGCACCGTCATGGAAACCGCCGCGGATCGTCTCGGTAAGGTGGATGCCGTTGGTGTCGCAGAACGCGATGGCGTAGGTGATGAGGCTTGCGGCTCTGGCGACCGACATTTGCGCCGTGCTTTCGCGAATGTTGACGAACTCGCCTTCCAAGCCTGGAACAAATTCGACTTCGCCCGCCGTGGCTTTGGTGTGGCCGGAAACCAGAAGAACCTTCCATTCATCTGCATTGCGGCGCTTGCCAGCCCAGGTAATATGAGACTTGGCGATATCGGTGCAGATCGCATGAAATTTGGCGTTCTGATCGAGGCTGCGTGTCGCCGGCCCGATCGTCATGGCACTTCCTTCAGGCGCTGACCGAAGCGCGGAGATCGCGTTCTCGCGCACACGGTCATTGATGAGGATGAAACGTTGCTTCTTCTGGGCCATGGTCAACCTGCCATCAAGGGATGGCCCTGCAGAGCCTTATCGATATTCACCGGACGCTTCTGACGCGCGGCTTCGAGACGCTTTTTCAGCTCCAATGCATCGCCAGGATGCCGAGCCCAATAAATCTGCAGGCTGGCTCGGTTCGCGTCTTCCCATTTCGCCACGGCAATAGAGTCGAGATTGGCAATGTGCTCGACAACAGCGTCGAAGAATTTGCCGTCCGGCACATTCTCAAGAGCAAATCCATCTCCCCACCAGATGGTGAGCGCATCCTTGCCGCCGATCGCGCGTAGCCGGTTGTCCTGCTGCTCCTGAATGACAATTTCGGAGGCCGTCAGGTCCAAGACCTTCGCGCGGTCCATCTCGGCTTCGTCATAGAGGCCGGTGAACTGCTCGGGCCAGCCGGCGCGCAATGCCTGCATTTCTGCGCACTTGGCAATCATCAGGCGGGGCATTCGGCGCCAGTTACCGGAATCGTCCAGCGTCTGCTTGCCGGTCTTGTAGCTGTTTCCGTCTTCGCCGCGCTTCCACTCATCTTTGATCGGGGCAAATTCTTCCCAGAAAGCTTGACCGGCGACTTCATACCAGTCGCTGGTTTTGGGGTCCTGCTTCCAAAGGTAGACGGTCGCAGACACAATGCCGTGCGGGTTGAGCGGTCCCTTGAGCGATGGGTCTATATCGTAGACGGGCGGTTTGCTCGCTGGCCTATAGTCACCGCAGCGCTGCGCAATAACGCGCTGACCGTCGCGGCTGATGATGATCGTCATCTTTCGCTTCGCCGGCTGCGTCTTGTTGAAGACCATGGGAATGATCTGACCGAGAAAGGGGTCGAGCCCTTTAGCCTTGGCAACCTCCATATAGAGGTTGAATTCATCGTCATTCGTGTCCCTGGCTACCGTCGATTTGACAAGTGCGATCTGGCGCGGGGTCATGTCGAATTTCGTGATGGCGTTCATGATCACTTTCTCCGTACGGAAAGACTGCGGCTGCCGTTGTCGAGGGTGGCGCCTGGAACGGTGCCTTCGTCGAG